GCAGCTTCTGCACGATCCACTGTGTTTACAAAACGTTTGAGTTCAGTCCACAACTCACTTACTACGGTTTCAGTCATTCCGCATCCTCCTCAACTGTAGTTACCTCGGCCTTTTGATTTGCAAAGTCTTTCATCACAGTGTCAAGACAATCGTCATCGTTCTTTTCCCAGGCTTTGCGAAACTTCTTGATAATCTCGCCAGCACTTGTGGTAAACACAAGACTGTTACCTTCACGTTTGAGCAAGTTTTTCTTTTCAATTAGATCTACTAAACCTGAGTATGGGCTCATGCCTGTTGTGTAGGGAATCTTGACCTGCACGCCTTCAAAAGGTTTAGCATAGCGTGTTTTCATAACTTTACAGCCTGCACGGATACCGTTGACTTCGGATACCTTGTTACCGTCTTCGTCTTCTTTGAGCTTCATCTTCTTCATAGCCACCACAATTGAACTGGCATAGATAAAGCCTTGACCGCCTGAAATTTTGTCATCGGGGTCAAACATGTCCTGACTAGCATAGGTATGGTTGGTACAAACTAGACCCACGTTGTAACTGCCAAACATGTTCACACAGTTACGAACAAGTGCTGTTAGTGCTTTGGGCTTGCGACCCAAGTCACCTTTCATTTCACCTGCTTCAAACTGGTTAACGTCAGTTGGGGTCAACAACATACCTAACGAATCAATAACAAACAATACTTTAGGACGTTCACCATCTGGTAATGCTTTGTAATCGCTCATGAATGTTGAAATTGTTTTGGCAACATCATCAATCATGGCCATTGATAACTTGAGCAATTTGCTGTCGCTAGTGTCAACTCCTAGATCTTTAAGCCATTGTTCATCTAACGCATTTTCACTATCAATTAACACTACAAAGATACCTTGCTCCTGTGCGTGTTTAACAATGTTGCCTGAACAGATATAACTTTTGCCTGCGCCCGAATCGCCAGCAAACACAGTGACTTTGCCTAGCGGGATTCCACGGTTAAAATCACCTGAGATCAAATAGTTCAAGGCGTAGTTGCCAGTTGAGATCCAGTCAGTAGGATCGTTAAAGCCAATACTTAGGCCGTCGATACTTTTTGTAATTTCTTTACGAAATTTTGATACGTCAAAGGGTTTGCCCATGAATAATTCCTTGTTAAGTTATGTTAATTTTACACTATTAATGCTAAATTTCCTAGTGGAAGTTTGCCATATCTTTGGGCTTATAGCCAAAAACTTCAATGCATTCTGTTTTTATGTTGTCCGGCAACTGATGAAAATTTTCTTCACAGTAGCAGTCTGGCCATGCAGAATCTTTGATTTGGTAGTAAAACAACAACCAATTATGGCGCTCAAGGCACAGTGGTATCATATTAAAAATATTAATATTAGGATTTATCAAATCACGTAAATTTTGATATTGTTTAAAAGTTTGCTGAACTAGGCTGTGTAATAATTTAGCATTGTGGTCAACATCTTTTGAAACCTGAGTAGGATCAATGTTGGTTAGCCAATGCTTGGTATTTTTAACCACTGCGTCAAATCGTTGATCTTCATCTTCGATGGTGTCATAGTATTGGACTGGCAAATAATTTTCAAATGTTCTAAATCCATATGCTTTGAGAATTTCCAATGATCGTGGATAACCAGCAATGATAAAGGGCTGATGATTAGCTATTGTAATCCAAGTTTTTTCGGTTATTAGCGGTTGATTAATCCACAATGTTTCGCTTACAACTCTAAACAATGTGCCAGAGTATATATTGGTATCAAATGGGTACCCACAATAATGATAATTAGAGTCCATGGTGGGTTGAATATTGTCAACTTGTCTCGCATGTTGATTTAAAAATAACTCAGCTTCGCTATCAGTTGTGCCTGGTAAAAACTTTTTTAATTTGAGTTTTTTGTCTGGGTTAAAAAATAGTGACCACTCACATTGGGGCAGTAGCCCAGCTTGATAAAATTTATACAATAGTCCCACACGATTTGTTCGGTCCGCTTTTCCGTTTAAAAATAAAAATTTTGTTGCCGCGGAGTTCCATTTAGAGCTTACACTAGAAACTTTAAATTCGTCGATATAAAAATGCAACAACAACAAATCTATATTAATGCTGTGTAAAGTATTTCCTAATAACTGATTGAGTTTGGTGCTGTACCCAAACCCTGGCATTAACATCCAGTAAATTTTATTGGGAATATTACAATTTAATATTGCATTAATTTGAGTCAACAATTTATCTTCGGAGATGTATTCTACAGCCCAGAACAATATGGGATCATCGGTTGTTATTGACTTTAGCTGTGATTGATCAAAGCCAAATAAATTAAAGGCATAAGGATAAGGCACAGTGGATGGCAGCATAGTGAGATATTTACCTAGCATATTATTCAAAATAAATATCGCACTATGGTACAAGAATTCAACAATCTACTCAGCTCCACCGAGATACAACAAATGTTAGACTATCATTATGTTGATGACGATCGAACTGATGCTCGTCCGGATGTGCGCAGTAAGCACCCAAGGTGGGATCAAGACATATGGCCACAGCATGTTATCAAACAATGTTTGGATGCTGTACTAGATGAGCCGTATGTTGTTGAAGAAGTTGTTTGCAATGAACAAAAAACCACAGCATTTAGAATACATGCCGATAGTGGTGATGGAAATCAAAACGAATTGTACAAAGCCGTACTAATTCCGCTTGCGTTCGAGAGCAATTCTCACACTGTTTTTTTCAACAACTATTGGTTTGGAAAAACTAGTAAATTCAGTCGAGATGACATTTCACCATTTCGTTATAATCTAGTGGGCAAACACCAAATTATACATGAGGTGGCCGACATCAGAGAGTTGTTAAAACTTTGCTATTCTGATCCAACATCCGTAATAGAGTTTGAAGTTGATAGAAATTTTATTGCCATGCTCAGTGACTTAGTTGAAAAACGTTCCGGCAACGGTCTAGGACCAGTTGATAATCGCACATCTGATTACATAAATGTTTTAAATTTTTTGCCCGGGGTTGCGTTTGATAGCACAATCAGAAAAAACTATCTAAAACATCTTAGTGAACAAACACTAGAAGGTCTTAGTCTAGACCGTGTGGTATCTTGGGCTATAGGAAATGTCATAGTGTTTGATCGTCAACAACTACATTGCGCCAGCCATTGTCATAGCCAAAAAATTGGACTTACTATATTCACTCGTCGCAAGTTGTAACGCAACGCCAATATCTATTTTTTCTTTGATAGTGGTAGGCCACTTTAATAAATTGATCGTCACTGGTGATTGACTGATCCCAATGATTGATCACAATGTCTCCATTGGGCAATCCCAATACAGTCTTGATCAACTCATTGCTATACTGTTGTTTCATTGGATATTGCTGTTGCCAGTCCACACAAAGATTCATATTAAGATCAACCAGCTCTGCGCACTCGAGGCCATATACATCAAATAAAAATTCAGTTAGGCATTGTTGAAACTCTTTACGATTTCTATGAACAACAACAGATGTAGCTGATTTAAATTCCCAGTATATTTCATCTGTGCCACTAACACGTCTACCCCATACTGCATCATTTTCAAACACATCTTTAATAGCTTGTACCGTGTTAGCGTGTTCAGTTGCCACAAGATTGCGTTCACTTTCAAAATATCTCATCCACTCAACAACAAAATCAATTTCAGCCACACCGTGTACTTTTCGTAGATAATTCATGACATGGTGTGCCCAGCCATAAAAATATAAAACTACTATCCAATGAGATACCATGTGTCCTGATATCATTTCGTCAAATGATATTTGATCGGTACTTCTGACTACGTCAACTTTTTCAACAATATAAGATTCAGGATCTGCTATTTCTAACCAAAATGTATCCAATGGCAAATATTGTGTTTCAAGATTGTGATGTTGTCTAAATTCAGGCTGGCCCATGGGAGCATTGTGTGTTAGCACCAATGGATGTACCATGAGAAAATCTCGTTGTCCTAGATCAATTAAATGCTGTATCCCACGTTTGAATGTTGTTAAGGTTTCTCCGGGCAAGGGCCAAATCAACTCACTGTAAGTCGGTACGTTGTTTTTATAGTAAAATTGCATGGCATCATAGGTGGCGCCATCTTTGATATTAAATCTAGCAACTGCATCCAAGGTAACTGTATCCATGCTTTGCATAGCAAACGTCACACCTTTAAACAGTCTAGTGCTGGCCACATGATCCAACATCACAATACGTTGCACACGATCAGGATTGTTTTTTGCCCAAGTTACATCCCAAAACTTAGGATATCCTGTGCTCTTCTTAGTATCAACTACCCATTGAGTGATTTCAAAATCTCGTTCAAACAATCCCCAATTACTATCGCACACACTAACATACTCTATTTGTCTTTGTGATAACCATTCAATTTCCTTGCGTATCCGGTTCAAGCTAAACAGTTTGGTCTTGTTCCAGTAGTCATCACCAATATCACAAAAAGCACAATGGTATGGACAACCACGCATGGTTTCGTAAGTCACTTGCCAATTAAATTTTTGATTGTGTTTGGACTCGTAACTGTCCATGATCCAATCATAAAATCCCTCAAGTATTGGACTGGGCAACTCATCTAATTGTGCAGTTCTTGGGGGGTCGGACAACTGTTGAGTTAGGGATGTGACTACTCCGGGCAATTGCGTCAAGTCCTCAATTGACTCACCTAACAATATTTTCTCTAGTAATTGTTCATTTTCTCCCAACACAGCAATATCAAACCAAGGATGTTTTCTAACAAAATCAACGTCATGCTTGGTAATTTGCGGCCCGCCGACTACAATAACACAACTGGGCCAACGTGTTTTAACTTTTTTAGCAAGCTCTTGATTAAATTCCCAATTCCAAACATAACAACTCATGGCCATAACATCGGGTGCCGAATCAAACTCATTTAACCAATGGTTGATATTGACTTTTTCAATCAGTACCTGTTGAACTTGCCATTGACTGGCAACCACGGGGTTTTTCTTTGCGGTCAACCACTGATAGCTAATGGCCAATGGCAAGAATTTGTTTGGGCCATAGTTGTCAACTACTTGTACTAGACAGATATTTTTCATTCTAGGACTATTAAACTTGAGCAAGTATATGAGTTAGGTATTGCTTACTACGATAGTGATTGTAATTATATTCAATTGTATCCACTTCCATCTCATATAAATTTTGCCAGTCGTCATAACTTAAACAACTAAATTTGGAAAGCATACACATTAATTCTAACAATCTTTCTACTGGATTTTGCACAGTATCAAATCTGTAATCAAATATATTAGAATACGGTTTGAATCCATAATAGTGTTCAAGATGTGCATGCCAACCTGGCGGTGCATAGGCAACAAACAGTCCACGTGTAACGACACTGTATAGAAATTTTTCAGTTACAAAAGGAACATAGCTTGTGGCCATGGTTTCACTTACCAAGTGCACAAAACTTTGAGTCAATGATGTTTCTAATATCGGTAAATTTTTATCATGTTCGATTCTTTTATATTCCGCTATGCTAATACTGTTGATATTATTTACAGATTGAAAAAAATCTTGGCTGTTGTCAGATATAAAAAATTTACGGTAAAATTGAGACTGAGTATGTGTGTAATCAGTAATGTGTCCATCAAGTTCACTTGTAGTAAATGCAATATTTTTACTACAGTATTCAGTGTTATACCACCCAAACTTGTGTATTGCTGCCAACAAAAGTTTTCTTGATATGTGTTCAGTTCCATTAAAACTACAAATAAAATTTTTGTAATTAATTTCAGGATGTATATTATAGTCTTGAAATTTTTGAAATTTACGATATCTATTAAAACTGTCAATTGAATACACAAAGTTTAAGTTAGGGTATTGATCCTGTATAGTCGGTGAATAAAATTCATCAACATTTATGTTGTAAGAAAAATTATTGATCTTGGCATATTGATCAAGCTTGTGCAAGTGATTGTTGTGCCCAGTTGATGAAAATCCCCCCATGTGGTCACCAATGATAAACTCTCGAGGCAATGCATCTAAGTTATCTAGTAGATCATATGGCGGGGGTACATTTATCATGCTGTTTTAGGTGCCCGGTAGTGATCAATTGCTACGCCAACAAAAGGCAGCAGTGTCACTGTGATGTTTAGAATGTACGGCGGTAGTATGATCATTTTAAAATGTGCCAACAAGCCAACTGCTACTGCTGCCAACATACCGTAAATTAAATACTTTACACGTATTTGCTGATCACTAAGCACACCATAAACAACGGGTGCAATAGTAAACAATCTTGCAATGCCAAATGTCAAGAACAAGATCCAAATATCAATCTTGAGCATGGCAATTGCCAAACAACTCAGGCCCACAACCAATTGCGTAAGTCGATTAACTAGCACTGGGTCACGATCAGGAAACCATTCAACGGCAAGAGCACCTGCACCATTTAACGCTGTATCGATCACGCCCGATGCCGCACACAAAAACGCCAGTGCTATTAACACTAGTCCTGTACTACCCCAGAGTGCTCCGGCTGCCATGGTTGATGCCAGTTTGGGATTGGTAACATCTAGTCCCAGTGGCACAGCCATTGCGGCCAGGGCACCTAAACCTGCTAAAATTACAGCAAACATGGCGCCACCAAACAAGAACGAGTTACGTATTTTTACCGGATCCTGCGATGCAAAAACACGTTGGTAAAAGCCATTGCAAGTGATAGCACTACCCATGGTGATGAATAACACATTCAATGCAACATTGGTGATTGTGGGTGCGTCAAAAAAGTCAACATTGGCTCGTGTATTAACTGCATCAAATATTGGACCAATGCCACCTAAAGATATTGCACCCCATGTTGCCATGCCCACAGCTGGGATCAACATCAACGCAGTTTGCAAAACATCTGTTCTTACGCTGACTTTCAACCCGCCCCACATTGAATAAGCAATAGTTACTAATGCCATGACAGTTATGATTGTGTTATAGGAATCATTTGTGCCACTGATGTATTCGGCAACCATACCAAAGCCGGTAAGATTACCAGCAATGGCATTGATAACACCAATCATCATGACTATCTGAAAAACGGCAGTAAGACCCTTGCTGTTGTATCGGTGTTGTACAAATTCGCCTATACTAAACCCTTGTGGGAACTTTTTTAACAGATAGTAAGATAGTGCTGCCATCAAAACCATTACTATAGTAGGCGGGGCAATCCACCAAAACATGCCCACAGTGCCCTTGGTGTAGGTTAATACCCCCACCATGATCATGCCTAGTATAAATGTCCAAGACGCAGTGACACTGGCGCTTAGTTCCCATAAACTCAAGTTTCGATCTGCTTGTGTAAATCCCACATTACCTGTTCGGTAACGTTTTTCTGTTATAACAGTTATCCCTGCTACCAGTGCGATAAAGATAGCCAGTGCTATATAAAATAAGTCCATGATTTCTCCAATTTAATTTAATTTAATTTATTGTTTGTTTATGCCAAGATAACTTTTAGAAACAAAAACATCAACTGTGGGCAAATAACTGCCGCAGTCACACTGTCCTTTATAGGAGTATTCTAAATAGTCACCTGAATCTAGGTTAAACACTGGCAAAGACCAAACATTTGAATAAAGAGACTTTCCTTGCTTGTTTACCACATGCAGTAGATCGTCATTGACATGTCTGTGCCCGTGTTGGCAAGTAAAATAGATTTGTGAAATCTCTACACTCCCAAACACATCATACAATTTATCTGTTTTGAACGCAGACTTGATAATTTCTGGGTCTTCTAGCGGCATTCCTGTGGAAATAATTGCCTTGAGCGGGCGTTTTAAATAGCGGTGAGGTTGCAACTTGGCCATGCGCATGAGCTTGACGGGATTGGCAATCAACACAGTTACGTCATGCTCTGCTATCATTTCTAGCTTTCGAGTCATGCTGGTTGTGCGATCAATCACTATCTGTGCACCTGTGCCATACTTGGCTGCGTCTTCTAGTGCACGATATCCACTTTGCATCATGCCAGGGTCTGTGGTTAACACACGATCAGTGTGGTCTATTCCGGCTGCAAACAGTTGCCGACTGCATCCAGTAAAATATCTAAACCAATGTTCAAGGTCACAGGATACAATTTTTCTGCGTCCCGTAGATCCACTGCTGGTCATCATGAGTTCGCCTGTGCCAAAAATGCCGTGTGGTGCAGTATCCTGTAACTCTTGCACACGGGATGCCGGAACAGCATCACAAGATTCAAGTTCATGGATAGTGTTTACTGTATGATTGCCAAACCACCATGCATGTTGTTCAGATGATATCTCGGCCAATGTATTTGAAAGATTGCGTTGCTTGTTGGCTAATACCATTTGCTGAGAAACTGTATGACTTAATGCGTGACCACGTATGGTGTCACGTAACTGTGCAATGTTAAAGAATTCGTTGCTGTAAGCTGGATTTGTCATTGATTCGTCTGTTTCCAAAATATGTACCGGTATCTGGTAAATCCTTGGTCACAACCGAACCCAACATCAGGTTAGTGTTATTGGCAACAGATACCTTACCGTTATTACCGTTGAATCCGATAATACTTGTACGTATGCCTAAAATTGATCCTGCACCAATTTCACAGCTGGATAAATAAGTGTAAGAACTAATATGCGAATAGTCGCCTATAACAACTCCGTGAGAGAAATGGCAATAGGCCACAACAATACAGTGATCGCCTATGCGATTGCCTCTAAACAAAAAGTCATTAAAATTATAAATGTATGTGCCATGACCTATAACTGTGTCGGGGTTCACAACATTGTGCTTGCCAATTATGGAAAAGAAGTGTGCTTGTTGCTGTTGTAAAAAGTTCACTGCCTGTTGTTTAAAGGCAACGTCACTTGCAAGTACAATAAACTGATATTGATCAAACCATTCACGGGGTTTGGTTTCAAGTTCTTCAAGGCTGTGTTGTACACAAAGTCTATTATGTTTGATGTCAGACACTATCTCCTGGGATAGAGATGAGTGTCCAACAAAACACAAAGGCCGGGCCGCATCATGCAAGATACTAAACAGATTTTGGCCGGCCATTTAATCAAGCCTTGTTTTGTCTTGATCGGATCATGGCCAAGATGTCCTCGGCCTTTTGTGTAGAACCTGCTGGTTTTGCCACAGGTGCTGTGGCTGCTGGTGCTTCGTCCACATCAAATGGAGGATCTTCTGCTGTGGGTGCTGCCGCTGGGGCAGGTGCGCTAGCATTGCTAGCGGCCGGTGCAGAACCTGCTGGTGCTGCCACGCCTGCTGGACGGAAATACTGCCCCCAACGATCAGTGTCGTAAGGCTTGCCATCTACACTTGCTTCAAACATTTCTTTCATGACCCGGAGCTCAACGTCTGTGGGCTTCTTGGGCAAGAATGTTGCCAAGTCAAACAAACCATGTGCTTCAATTGCGGCTTGTTCGGCTTCGGTCAGTGCAGACTCTTTACGTGCCCACTTTGAAGTGTTGTAGTCAGCATATCCACCTTTGCTGGTCTTGGCAATGCGGAAGTCCAAGCCACGCAACAAGTCTGTTGGCAATTCTTCCAGTTCAGGATCCATCAGGGCACCTTTGATCAAGGTAAACAACTGTGGACCAATAATGAAACGTCGGATTGGGTTTTCTGGAGTTGTGTCATCGCTCAAAGCGTTCTCACGAACAAAGCCTTGGAAAATGTAACTGCGTTTCTTCCAGTACTTACGACCCATGTCTTCAAGGCTTTTGTCCTTGAACCATGTGCGTACTTCTGCCAAGATTGGACAAGCGTCGCCCCACATCTCTACGCAAGGCACTTGTACCATGACCTGTTTGGATTCCATTTCTCCCTTGATGCCTGCAAAGGGCAGTCGAATCATTGCTCGTTCGACCCAGAAAAATGTGTTTTTAGAATTACCATCTGGTAAGAATCGAACTACAGCTTCTTTGCCTTCGTCCATGTTCCAGTGTGGGTAAATTGATTTGTCGCCGCCGCCTTGTGATTGCCCGCCTTTGTTAGACTCGGCTGCTTGGAGTCTTGCGCGGATTTCTGCTAATGATGCCATAGTGTGTTACCTTTCGTTGCCTATGAATGTTTTACTAAATGCCTAGTATATGCCTGTTGCGTACACTTGTTGTAGTGTACACGATGTATTTAGCATTGTCAACGACATTTGAATTAATTGTCGACCTATTGTGCCTTTTTTATTTCAATGTAGTAAATTTGGGTGTGACCGTCAACTTCATAAAATTTTGGACTGCGGAAAGAGTCCGTAACAACAAGGCCACTGGCAGCAATCATTTGTTCAAACTCAGCCACACCACCAATGCTACCGGCTTGGTTCTCCTGTAGCAAAATCACACCATCTGGCAATAGGTGTTGTGCAATGTATCGAAAGAAATCTCTATGCGCCGCCCAACCACCATCAACTTTGATACGTTGCATATTCTCATCACCGGGGCAGGTTAAGAAATGTGGGGGATTGGCCACGACCAAATCAAATTGTTCATGGTCAGGTAAGGTGTGCAATGTTCCAGTGGCGTAGGCTGATATCTGATGTTCGCACTGATTAACATGATCCTTTGCTGTGTGATTTAACACTCGATCTATTGCGGATTCGTAGATGTCCGACAAGCAAAGATTTTCACATAGTTCATGATCCAGTAACCCAAATCCTATGAATCCTGGACCAGAACACCACTCATAACATTTTTTAAATTGTCGATTGGGATAGCGTTCACGAACAATGTCTATGTATTCTTGACCAAACCAGGTACCACCGCCTTCCATCCAGCTGTCGTAGTACACTGTGATTCCTCGAGCGCCATTGGGTTTAAATGTCAACATGTCATAACCTTACTTCAGGGGTATGGTGTGTTCCCCATTTTAAACTGTTTGTTTTTGCCTGTTGTTCGCACTGGGCCATCCACTCAGGTGTGTCCTGTCTGGTTATTTGTCCCGGGCATGTCAAATTAAAATATTCCAAATGTTCCAGTGGAGTGGGATGAAAGTCTCTACGACTGACGTCATTTGCATCAGGTAATCCAGGCCTACTGCTCCAGTCGTTTTTGAACAGCGTGGAGTAAATGCTAGGTGCTATGCTTGCCAGCGTGTGTTGATATATGTCTTGCACGTCAAGATCATTGGTTAATACATCATTGGGGTTTGATCCTAGTTCGTTGCTGAGATTGGTTTTGTTTAGTGGCACCATGCTCATGAATTTCCACTTACAGCCCCAGTGCTCTAGCAAATGGCGTGCTGCCGTGATTGTTGCTAGATCTCGAATAAGATATCCACGTTCGCATGTGAAATATTTGACATATTCAATTGGTAGGTCATTGCCACTTGACCAGTATATGTTTCCCTGTGCCAACCAACGCTTGCCAACATACCTATCTTCTCTGCTGGTATTGGTCCACATGATGTAAACGTCATCATCGGCCGTGATATGATTGCGCTGATAACATTCTATCAGGCTGTTAAAAATTAAACTGTTTCCTGCACCGCACACGCCCCAGTTTTCGTAGTGAGAGTATTCGCGACCCAGGGCGTCTGCCCAGGTGGGCCAGCGCCAGTATTGCGTAAAGCTACATCCAAAAGTAAATAATCTTTTCATTGTTGATGGTTTTCGTACCTGTTGGTCCAGTGTTCAGCTTGATCCCACAACTGTTGAGGTATGGGTTGAAATTCTTGATCAAACCATGTCTTGCCTACCTGTATATCACGTTTGTAAGAATGTTTATACAACACTGGGTCCATGAAAGACGTAATGTCCATGTTAATGCTGTAGCCTGAGCCAAGATCCATAAACTTGCACGGTTCATGTGTAAC